CCCTGCACCGGAGCCCGTCGCCCCGGTTCGCATCGAGAACCTCGGCAATGCACTGCTCGAGAAGCATCGAGGCTTTCAGGCCGGCAATGACCGCCGCAAGTTCTTGGTGGCCAACCACTCCGAGCTGTTGCGCCAGAGCGCCATCCACGCCCCCCAGAACGCCAACACGTTCGCCTCGGGCCTGGTTGTCGATTACCTCGCCGACGCAGTGATCACTGTGGCCGCCACTCGTTTGGCCCTGGTCTCCGCTTTCAGCCGCAACGTCGGCCTGGACAACCTCCGCCCCCGCGCCTCGGTCCAGGTGAAGAAATACACCACCGGCACCGCTGCCCAGACCAACCCGACGTCCTGGGAAACCAACAACGATTCGACGCTGGCCGCCACCGCGGTCACCGTGAACCAGATCTCCAAGAACTTCACGGTCACCCAGCAGGAGCTCAACCAGGGATATATGCTGTCCGACCTGGCTGCCGGTTCTGCCGACCTGTTTGCCTACGGCATCAGCGACGTTCTGACCGCCCTCATGGTCTCGGGCAACTACGGCGCCGCGACTGTTATCGGCACCGCGGCCAACTTCGACACCTCGGATCTGCCTGCGATCCTGGCTCTGGCCAAAAACTACCGCAGCAAGAACCTGATCTTGGACGGTGGCCACATCGCTCGCCTCCAGTTCTCTGCCGCGAGCAACACCTTCCCTGACAGCCGCCTAGAGTCGCTGGCGAATGGCCGGTTCGGATTCGACGTCATCGCCGAGAACAACCGCTGGACCTCTGCCGAGACCAACACTGCCGGCTTCGTCTGTGGCCCTGATGCCATCGCCATCGCCTCCGGCCTGCCGGTCGGCATGATCGCCGGTGAGTTCCTCGAGCAACGCGCCGTCACCACCGCCAACGGCCTAAGCTGCCTGCTCTCCGTCTGGTACAGCCGCGCTTCCCGCGCTCACATGGCGTCTTACGACATCATGTTCGGCGCCGCGGCCGCGGACACGACCCAGGCCGAAGTCCTCGTGACCGCCTAAGGCTGACCCATGAGAATCGCCACAACCATCTCGGTGGACCGCAACGACAAGGCTAAGATTGTCGCCGGCCCCGAAGTCGATGCGTCACTCCAGCGCACCAACTTCAACACCGCGACTATTCCCGAAGGAGGCAAACTGATCCTGTGGATACAGGGCAGCGTTGCACCGAAGATCCGCAAAGGTTAAACAACCAAAACTGGGGAGGCTGTTGGATACGCTGACAGCCTCCCCTTTCACTAAAACACAATTTTATGGCCGGAGTTCAAACCGATATTGCAACGCAGGATTCAATGGGTCATCAGGGCTTTTCTCTGGTAACAACCACCGCAGCCCAATCCGCTGGATACGTTGCCATTCAGATAGTTTCCGCTGCCGTCTTTACCTCAATCACCGGCACTGGAATATCTGGAACTTGGACTGGCACAACCATTCCTGCTGGATTCACCATCGTTGGACGCATCTCCGCGTTTACCCTAACCAGCGGAACTGTCATTGCTTATCTAGCCAGAGCGTAAAATGACACTGACATTGTCTCTCAACCTATCGACATCTGATGATGTTGTAGAAATTATCTATCCCGCAATCGCGCGAGATATGTTAAGAGAAGATGATGGGCTTGTTCTCCAAGAAGACGGCAGTTCTAAAATTATTTTTTCACTCATTACAGATTAACCTTTTGACATATGGCCGATTCTAAGATTACAGCACTAACGTCGATCAGCACCTCAACCGATCCGGCTGTTGATCCGCTGGTCATTGTCGATGTCAGTGATACGTCGATGGCTGCGAGCGGTACAAGCAAGAAGGTCACGCTGAACAACCTTCTTTCCTCGTCACCAACTGCGACTGGAGCATTTACTGTTTCAGGACTCGTTACCGCTGGCTCCGCCAGCATCACCGGCGCGGCTACGGTGGGTACGACGCTGGGTGTGACGGGTGTTTCGACGTTTGCTGCTGGTACAGCACTGCTTCCCGCTCTGACAACGACTGGAGACACTAACACTGGAATCTACTATCCTGCGGCAGATACGTTTGCTGTCACGACGGGAGGCACTGAGCGTTATCGTGTGGATTCCTCCGGCAACGTTGGCGTGGGAATTAGCCCTTCATACAGGTTCCACGCTGCTGTTACTTCTGGAGCAGTTGGAGCGTTTCGCGCAACTACTGCTGCAATCGCTCGATTGCTTGTCGGTAATACGATTGAGGATGTCGAGCTTAAGGTAAACGCCAATGGCGACGGTCAACTCACCGCGAACGCCAGCAAATATCTTGGTCTTGGTTCTGGCGGTATCAATGATCGGGTTGTTTTGGACACCTCGGGGAATTTGTTGGTCAATGTTCCAACCACCGCTCCAACACTGGCTACTAACAGCCAGATGGTCTTTAACCTGACTAGCAATACCAACCTCCGCATCTCGGTTCGCGGCACTGATGGCACGACTCGCACAGCCAACATCACCCTTGCCTAATCCCATGATTACCCTCCTCTGGATCATCGAACGCCTTCTCGTTAAGCCGACCGAAGGCTCACTCACCGATGTCGTCATCACCGCCGACTGGCGTTGCAATGGCACTGACGAAACCTACAGCGGCACCTGCTACGGCTCATGCTCGTTCCAGCCGCCGACTGGTGAGTTCACTCCTTACCCTGACCTGACGCAGGAACAGGTGCTTGGTTGGTGCTACGCCAATGGAGTCGATAAGACCGCCATCGAAGCCAACGTGACGCAGCAGATCAACGACCAGATCAATCCTCCGGTGGTGACACTGCCGTTGCCGTGGGTGCCGGTGGTGGTTGCGGAGCCGGTGGTTATCGCTGATTCTCTCCCTGTCTAATATGGAAATCTCAATCAAGCTTACTCAAGAACAAGCCAGCCATCTGCTTCAACTCATTGACATTGCGGTCAAAGCTGGAGGCATTCAAAACGCAAAGGTCGCTTTGCCGCTTGTCGATATCATCGTTGAAGCGTCTCAGCCAAAACCCGAGTAATGCAAACCGACACTAACAACAGCAGCGGAGTTGGGATTTCTCTAGCGACCGCTGCCGCTGCTGGTGCAGTTTCTTTTATTCCTCAACTAACTCAGTGGTTCCAACTTGGGGCCGCTGTGTTAGCGTTTGTTGCAGCAGCAATTGGACTCCGTAAAGCTCTTAAAAAATGAACTGGAAAACTACTCTTGCTGGTGTTGGCGCAATACTTGTCGCTGTTGGTGGGGCTCTTAAGGCCATCTTCGATGGTGACCCGGGCACTAATGTCGATCTAACTACGACCATTGCAGCGGTCACTGCTGGTATCGGCCTGATCTGGGCCAAGGATGCTGACAAGAAGCCGGAATGAACATCATCGAGCAGATCGTGACAGCTATTCTAAAATGGCTGACCGGCCTGGCTAAAACTGAACCAACAGCCGAAGATGCAAAACCAGACCCCGACCTTAAGCAAAAGCTGCTGGATCGCATTAATAAGTCTGGCGTCTAGCTGTGGATGCGCCACCCGTGTGGTCTATGTGCCTCACGGCGAGCCTGTACGCCTGGCTGAGAGTGTTAAGGCGCGAGTCTGGGTCAAAGGTGCAGACGGTGTTCCTGTTCTCTCTAGGAACCGTATAACGCTCGCAGAAGGTTGGTACGCTCTCCCTAAGGAATAAAATCATGGCCCAGCAAACGATCAACATCGGCACCATCAGCAACGACAACACCGGGGACACCCTCCGCGGCGCCGGTGAGAAAATTAACGACAACTTCGACGAGCTATATGCCGCCCTGCCGTTGGTCACACCGACGACCTGGGTGCCGACACTCATCGACTCCGGCGGTGGTCGCACCTTCGCCATCACCACCAACACCGCGCGGCACACCACCATCGGATGCGTGACCACCTTCACCGCGGACATCACTGTCAACTCTGTGACCGGATCCGCCACGGGCAACCTCCGGCTGTCGCTGCCTGATGCCGTGACCTACGAGGCCGCCGCCGCGGTGTGGCTGACCAATGCCACCAACCAGGCTAAGACCGCCATCATCGCTCGCCTAATCGCCGGCACCAGCTACCTCGAGCTGTCGCACTTCGAGAACGGAGGTGCGACCAGCCTGGCCGCCCATCTCCAGGCCACCAGCAGGCTCATAGTCTCCGGCACGTATTTCACAACCTAACATGACCACCATCGGATCCAGCCTCCAGCAGGGCATGACGGTGCTCCAGCAAATGCTGGGGGCGCCCATGTTTATCTGGGAAGGGACATCGATCCGGTGCATCCCGGCTGCGGTCACCGATGCGAATACCCCGATCTCCGGTGGATTTCAGGACAATGTGACCTCGAGGATCCTGGTCATGTTCAGCGACTGGAAGACCTGCGACAGCACACTGGTCTCGATGGACTCGACGCTCTACACGCTCGACCAGGGGACGACGTTCTCCCGGCTGCTAAAGGAGGACGGCCAGTTCATCCTCCAGGAGAACAGCGACCGCATCGCCCTGACCTTCTGCAAGCCTCGGCCGGTGGTCGGCAGGACTCTGGTCTATCAAGGCCGGACCCTCCGCATCCTGTCCTGCCGTGTGGATGCCTCCGGCGCCTACTACCACCTCGAATTGGGGGCGAAAACCAAGTGAAATTCGGAGTCAACATGACGGTCGACAGCGGCAAGTTCGACCTTGCCATGAAGCAGTATCTGCTGACGACATCGCGCGACCTTCACAAGGCCATCAACAGCCGGTTCTTCTACCTGATGGTCCGGCTGTTCGTCCTGGTGCCGCCCAAAAGCCCAGGCCAGGAGCGCCGCAGGATCGCCGACTACTTGGGGACGCCGGTTGGTGACATCAACCGGAAGTCTAAGAAGACCGGCAAGCGGGTTGGAACCTCCAGAATCCTAAAAAGGGTTCATTTGATCACCCAAGCAAGGGCAGCTAAAAACCCAACAGTAAACCTAAACGGAGGCCACGGTTTGTACGGGAAGACGATGAAGAAAGCGGCGTCATCGTTCATGCGGAAAGCCATTGGATCGGTCGGATATCTTCGCAGTGCGGTGGTCAAATCAATCCGCATCTACAACCGCGGATTCAGCCAATACTCTGCCCCCAAGTGGGTGCCGTTGGTAAAACCTCCAGGATACAGGGCAAAAAAGAAACCAAACGCCGCTCTTGTAGCCATGGCCAACCAGTACGGTTTACAGGAGGAAAACGTGGCCATTCATAAAGGCACCGTTGCACATGGATTCCAGGCAGTTCCTGGATTCAATCCCACCGCTTTCGTTTCGATGCGTACAGGTGTCGCA